TATTTTGGGTTCGGCGGTCCAAGCCAAAGCGACATAGGCCTCATCTGATCGAAAAGCGATGCCGGTCGCCGCCCGGAATATTTCAACGACCACTGAATGAATTCGAGTCATCCTCATATTTGAGAGCCGAGCAAACGAAAGGCGGATGAATCGTGAACAAATTCTTGGAAAGCCGGTACGACGAACTGTTTAGCAAGTGCCTAAGTGTGCCTCTAACGGATTTCGAGACGAGAGAGTTTCAGGCGTTAAAGAATCTCAAAAGCCTAGAGAGACGCTTCACCGCCAAAGACCTGGAAGCGGCATATCGTGAAGGTCATCGCGATGCGACAAACGGATTATTCACGTCGGAACTGCAATTAGACAAACAATGGAACAACTCCGAAGCCAAGCAGAAAATCGACGGGTGCTGAAAACCGGTTATCTACCCAGTCATTGCTAGTTCGAGAGGCAAAGATGACCTGGAATAAAATCGGAGACGATGGCCGTGAATTTGACGACCTCCCAGACGACACCAGGGAAGTCATTTACGCTACACGTTGCGGGCAAGTCAATATGGGATGGTTTGACTGGGACGATGACGAAACAGGTTATGTCTGGCGAGACGTTGACGGTGACGAAATCAAAGCAACCGTCACGTATTGGATGGAGATTCCAGAGCACCCGGAAACGTGACGTGTCGCTGTCATCGACACGTCGCCAGAATGTGTCGTCGAACAACGCAATTAACGACAAGTCGGACTGAAAGCGCGATGAATCCAAGTTAGCAAAAGGAAGGGGCGAACCAATGAAGAATTACACAAGTTTCATCTGCACGACCTGCGATTCGGTCCACCGTTACAAGCCCGCCTCGGGTTGTAAGAACAACTATTGCGACGGCGATCGTTTCAAAGTTCCTCTCGCGGATGCGAAGCTCGCAGCGACCAAGGTTGAAGACTTGCTCGGGGCAGTCTGCAAGCGGATTGCGATCGCGGGATCGATCCGCCGGGGGCGTCAGTTCGTGAAGGATATCGAAATCGTTGCAGAGCCTTTGTTGCTTCCGCCGGAAGGGCAATTGTTTGACGTCCCGGATGAGGAGAAAGTTTCGGCTCTCGATCGACATGTGAGAGGTCTGGTTGCTCGACCATCCAGCGGTTTGACGTTCGACGAGAAATGCAAACGGAACGGCTCGAAATATAAGCGGCTGGTTTGGCAGAACGGTTTGACCGTCGATTTGTTCATCGTACTGCCGCCCGCATCGTGGGGAGCCATTCTCGCGATTCGCACCGGACCGGCAGACTTCAGCAGCCTGCTCGTCAGCGACCGACCACACGGAGCGATGCCGGGATGCCTCAGCCAGCAGCAGGGAGCATTGCACACAACCAGCGGGCCGCTCGATACGCCCGAGGAGTCAGATTATTTCGCCGCGTTGGGCGTACCGACGTGGCCGCCGGCGGAACGGACCGCCGGAAAACTCAAATCCTATCTCAAGGGAGGGACCCCCAGTGCTTGTACTGTCGAGGCAGCAAGATGAAACGATCTATATCGGAAACGATGTCAAAATCACGATCACGGGTGCGACGGGGAATGTCAAACTCGGCATCGACGCACCTCCGGAAGTCCCCATCGTACGGGGCGAACTCCGGGAGAGGATGGAAGCGGAAACAGCCAAAGCCGCGTAAATTCGTGATGAGAAATTGAATAGCTGACCAACGGGGATTCGCGTTCGCCGCCGTCTTACCGATGTCGGCTTGTTGCCGGCATCGAATGATCGCGTTTTGAGCGGAGACTTGGTCTTGAGACGACGGCGAGCGCGGATTCCCGGAACAATAGCAGAGGATTCGGCGGGCCGCACCGCAAATCTGGTGAGCCACTGGTGCAGCGGGAAGCGGTCCGCCGAGGCCGAGTGATAGGAGTATCCGGTATTCGGCCAGGGACGGCCGTTGTGGGCGAGGGAGCGCGAGTGCGACGATGAACTCTCACGGACGAACAGCATGGCCACAGACGGCGATCAGGGGACGTTATTCTTGACGCGCGAGGAGAAGTCGTCAGCTTTGCTGATGGCCAACTTCGGCGATCTATCGGGAATGCACACGCGTGCCCGCCACATCAAAGAACTTTGCTGGCAGCTGGAAATGTTGCCGGTCAATCGCGAGGGAACCATCACGGTCTCTCGCGATGTATTGCGAATGCGTTTTTACTGGAATTCGGGAATCTCAGCTCGAGTATTCGACGCCACCCGCAAGGCGGCGGAGGATCTCGGCATCATCACGGTCGGCCGCAGCCCCAACAAGACGGGCGGGCAGGGCGTGAACCACTATCAAGTCAAATGGAGCACCATTCAGAAGTTCGGTCACCCCAGCACGGCAGCAACCAGGTCGCAAGTACCAACCAGCCCTCAAGTGGCAACCAGCTGCAACGCACTCAGCCCCCAAGCGGCACCACAGACCGAACCTCAAACCACCCCCGCTCCACGCGACGAACCGCCTCTACCGGAAGGAGTAGGCGCCTCTACCGGAAGGAGTAGGCGCCTCTACCGGAGGGGGGAGGCGCCTATGCACTCCGGTGGAGGCCATATAGAAGAAACCATACCAAGTACCATTTCTAAAACCCATGATGGGGGAAATGGGGATCAAAGATCTGGAAAAAATGGGGGCCGTTGGCCTCCGGAGATCAGTACGCAGGAGCTATCCCGTCGCGGTCCGGTCGCCCGTCTGTTTCGCGTTGCCGTGAATCAAGGCTGGATCGAGGACACGGAGCGAGAGATGATCCGCTTTTTCGCGATGGCCCTCTACTGCCGGCGGAAGGGAAAGGTTCCCGGCGCCATGTTCACGTACAACGTCAAAAATGGCCTCTGGGACCGCATCACGGACGCAGATGAGGACCGAGCCAGAACCGTCGTCAGAGAGATATTACACCCCAAACCCGCAGCTTCCATCCTCGATTTGCCGTCCATCGATGAGGGCGATTTGACCAAGTCGGCCGCCGAACAACTGGCGCAACTGCGGAAACTCCAACTCGCGGAGGCTCATCGATGAGATGGACTCTATCTGATATTTTCGGGCTGTTACTGATGGCAATCCTCGCACCGGTTCTCGTTTTAGGGTTCTTGTGCGGCAAGATTTTCGATGCAGTTGTCGCAAGGAAATTTTTGTGACCATACAACCAAAACCGCGCGATGACACGCAATCAGCCGGTCAAAGCACATCATCCTGCAGACCCCGCAACCGCTCCTCATTCTCATGAGCATAACGCTGAGTCGTCGTGATCTGCGTGTGCCCGAGAAACTTACTCGCCGCGTGAATCCCAAACTGCTCGGTCGCCTTCGTCCCAAACTCGTGCCGCGTCATGTACAACACCAAATCCTTGGACAGCCCCGCCTTGTTCCGCAAATGCCGAAACGTCGACGACAGATTCCCCACCGTCCAGGGACGCCCGCGCGGCGAGAGGAAAATCGGCCCTTCCGTGCGCTCGCCGATAGCCCGCTCAATGATCCGCCGCAGTTTTTTGCCCACCTGGATCCGCCGTGGCTTGCCCGTCGAATGCGCGGTCTTATGTTTCTCCAGTTCGATCACCGTGCGATCCTCTTTGAGATCGCTGATCTGCGCGGTGCACAACTCGCAAGGCCGTGCCCCGCTGCGTCTGAGTGCCTGATAGATCGCCCGAAACGCCATCGAACCGCTGCGGCGAATGGCAATCGTCTCTTCGCGGGTGGGGATCCGGTCGCGACGTCCCGCGCGGGGCTTTTCCAGTTTCTCGGCCACCGCCGCCGCGATCAACTTCCGTTCGAGCGCCCAAGACTGCAGCCGCAAAAATGCGACGATGTTAGACCGCCGCGTCGATCCGGAGAGACCTTTTCCCGAGACCGTAAAATGCTCTTCCAGATCGATCTGCGTCAGCTCGTCGAACTCGCGCGGTCCGAACGCGGAAATCAGCGGTTTGAGACGGCAGCGGTAAAACCGCGTCGTGGTTTGTTCGCGATGATCCTCGCACCAGAGCAGGTATCGCGCAGCAATTTCGTCAACCGTGGCCATCCGTGGCGCTCCGCATGGTTTCGTCTTATTCGAGCGTTTCGTCCTGAAACGTTTTCAGATTCGAGCCGTCGTCGTACCCGTCCCGCCATCCCTGGGCATAAGTCGGAGCAAACAACGACCGCAGCCCCAGCAACGCAAAAAACGTCATCACCGCGAGCCAGGCAATCCAAAATTCCGACGGCGCGTTCTTATTCTTTGACACGATATCCTCCGATGTAGAGGTTATCGCTGGAGTCAAACTCGCAATCGACCGCATCACTCGCCGCCGTGATTCCGTTCCCGTGTCCGGCCGTCCAGAGAGTCGTCAACGGCACGGCAAGGTTTGTGAACTCAAACAAGCGAATGTTTTGCCCGTCCGTAGATCGTCCCACAACGGCAATGTTGTCGTTCGAGTCGACGGCCACATTGGAACTGTATGTCCAGTCTTCATGCTCTTCGTAGAAAATGCGTGATCCGTCGTCCGAGTCGTAGAGGTGCAAATGCGGATCGCCGAAACTGTAATTGGCGATCCAGTGATAGCCGCTGCTGTCGCGTGCACCGCCGCCCGAAAGGCTGGAGGAAATCGCGCGTCCCGTATAATAATGGTTTCCAGAGCTGTCGTATTTCACCAGATCGCTGAGCGCAAACGGCGGTCGCAACGATCCAAAAACCACAAAATCCGTCCCGTCGAAAACCGCATACTTCGCGTGATCTTGGCTGCCGGCCCCGGCCACTTCAGCAAAATCCAGCACCTTGGTCCCGCTGGAGTTGTACTTAATCACCGAATTATTTCCGCCCACCGTCACGCGCGTCGCCACGAGCACGTTGCCGCTCCCATCCACGCGAACATCCCGCACGGATGTCTCAGAATGATCGTTTGCCGGGTTATTCGATGGCGTGTAGGTCGCACTCAAACCGTCCGCGATCCACTGCAGCGTTCCGCTCGAATTCCACTTTTTCAAAATGGCCTGGTCGGGATAAGTCAAACTGGCCACGCTATCGACGGCCAACCCGGGAGCCATTCCGCCCCCCGTATATTCCACGCGAATTCCCGCATCCGGCAGCGGTCCCCGCGTGCAGCTCACGCCGTTGGCGGGAATCACCGACAGCGATTGCAATTCGGCTTCGACTTCCGCCGCCGTGGCATCCCAATCGATCGGAGCAGTGATTTCTCCGCCGTAGTTGAGCGTGAACGTCCCCGCCGTGGCCGGTCCGCTCCCCACCAACCGAAAAACGCCGCTCCCTTCGTTGAACACGTACATCCCCACGGGCTTCGATCCGCCCGCGTAGATATTCCCCGACGCATCGACGGCCAGCGCGGACACCGAGTTACCAAACTTCAAACGCAACGCCTGCTGCGTCCCGTCCGCGTTCCACAGACTGATGTCATATTCATCGTCGTCGTCCGGAATCACCATTTGCCCGCCCACGACAATCGGCGCGCCGCCGTTGGTCGCCAGAGCAAACACATCCGCGCCGTGATCGGCCGTCCACAATTCATTGCCGGACGTGTCGAACTTGCGATGCGTGACGTATTGGCCTCCGCAACACCATCCCCAACAAAATCCCATCGCGGCGGCTTCCTTACGGCGCGGACTCTTCAATATCGACCCAAGCAAACGGCCCCTGCGCGCCGGTCGAGGACGTGACCGCCAACGAGATGGAAACAATGTCATCCGCCGACAACGCCGCCGAAGAAATGCTCCCCGCCTGCACAGATCCGTCGCTGTCGCTGTTCGTGATGTTCACCACGCCCGTCAGCACGGTCGATCCGTTGACCTTCAGATCAAAATCGACGTCCGTCGAGGTTCCCGTATCGTTCAAGAGAGCGCTGAAACCTCGAATCGTCCCCGTCTGCGAGGCCACAAACACAATTTCTTCGCGGGCCGCCGGTGCACTGCCGATCGGCAGATCGAAATTCGTCCCCGCCTTGTAGACGTGCTGCAATTTGTCCGCGTCAATCTCCGTCGAGGAGCTGATCGCTTCGTTGAGCACCGATCCGGTCGCCAGCGTCAGCGTACCGCCGTTGAGTCTGAGATCACCCATAACAACATCCTTGTTTTATTCGTTGCATTCCGCCTGATAGACTTCCCAACCGCCGTCAATCCATTCGACGAACACCCAATCGCCGTTGCCGATGTCCCCCATGCGGGCATAACACTCCAAGGACCGCTCCAACGAGACCTCGGCTCCCTTGTCGTATTGTCCTTTGCCCGAATAGAGGTTGATCGTGCCCACGTTCCCCTTGCTGATGTCGGCCGCCGCCTGCCCGATCCACCGCACCTGCACCGCCGTCCCGCCCGCCAATTGCTTGGCGATCTGATTCCGCAGTCGCGAGATGTGCTCGCGGACCAATTCGTCCAACTGCCGCAGCGCTTCGGGACCGAGTTTGAAACCTTTCATCGCTCGCCTTTAAGTGAAGTAAGGTTCCAAAATCGCAAAGTTTTCCAATTGATATTTCTCAAATTCCAGGTAGACGCCGTCGCTCTTTTCCGGATCCGGAATCGGCTGCCCGCTGCCGTCGAGCAACACCGGCTCGGTGACGTTCGTACCGTCGTCGTTGAGAATCGCCACCCGTTCGCTACCGTTTTTTTTGATCGTGCCTTGATCCAACACCCGCTCATTCCAGCCGTTGTCATCCACGGCAATCCGCAACGTGAGCGTGCGAAATTCGATGTCGCTCCGCTCCCGCTGGCCGCTGAGACGAATGGCCTGCATCTTGGCCTTCTCGGCTTCCACGAAGTAACCGTCGATCGTGAATCCGGACGAATTGACGCGATCCCGAAACCCGCCGATCCAAGAGGGCACCGAGGCAATATTTTTCCGCACGACCGCAATCACCCGCGAGTCATCGACAAGCAAGCCCCCTTCGCGAAACGGCTGTCCCGCCGAACTGACAATCGCATCGCCGTTGCGGTCTTCGGTGATGATCTTTTGAAACTGCTGCGTCTCCCATTGAATGTCGGCCGGATCGTTGAGCGGATTATCGGTCGGCTCAAACCGCTGCTCCGTGCTGTAGCTGCAAACGAAGATCCAAACCTTGGGCGAAAACGATTCGTTGCGCCCCCGCCGCCGTCGGCAAGTGGCGCTCGCGTTGTTGGGATGGGCCGCACCGATCGCGGGCAGCAGTCCCGAAGCATAGATGTCTTCGGCGTCGTCATACGGATCGTCGGTCACCACGCGAAACACGCGGCTATGGATCCTCACCGACGGGGATGAGCTATCGTCTCCATCCCGCCCCCGCCAGATCTCTTTGACACTCGAAACCGCCATCTATTCACCAAATACTGCCACGACTTGATCTTCGTCCTCTTGCAAATCGATTTGAATTTCCTTGAGGACCGCCAACACTTGTTTGTTGATCGCTTCGAGATTTTTGTTGGGGTTTTGCTTCGTGTTCTTCACCAGCCCGCTCGCACGAAAACGCGCCAACGCCCGCGCGGCTTCCGCGCTCCCTTGCGTGGCCAATCCGGGCAGCGGTGGCGGCCCGTTGGGTTTCAGCTTGCCCAGTTCGCTCCTGCGAAAAGCGTCAACCGCTTGGTTTTCGGCGCGAGCCGCCACCCTCGGGTCGAGCACGCCCGCTTTGCTGAGCCGGTCGATGTTCTTCAAGTCATCGCGGAGCTTTTGCAGCGGCGAACGGCTTGCCCTGCGAATGCTTTCCGCTTCTCGCTTCAGCTTGTCCTGCTCGCGTTTTTCATTCGCCGCTTTTTTGTCACGCTCTTTTTGGAAGCGGGCCTGCAGCCGATCGTTCGCCGCAATCCCCCGCTCGCGGTCCCGTTTCTCTTGAGTCGCTTTATCGTTCTTGCCTTGGAGCTCTTCGGTTTTGCGGGCGATCTCCAATTCGTTTTTGAATTCCCGCAGCTTGGCGACGTCTTCACCGAGCACTTTGCTCAAAGCTTCCGCTGATGCCTTGAGACGTTCCCTCGTCCTGAGCGCTTCTTTGTCGATCGAGTCCAGTTCTCGCATCCGAGCACCGATCTTGTCTCCGACCTGCCCTTCGAGTTGGGGACGCCCGAGCAGCTCCGCCCTTTCGGCGTCGCGCTCTTTTTGTGAAGCCCGCTCCGCAAACAACCGTCGCCCAATTTCAGCCGCCTGCTTTCGGCTCTGATCGATCAAACCTTGCCGCTGCCCGACTCTCAATTTGGCGATTTCACTCCCCTTGACGCCCCCAGCCTGTTGGAGTTTCAGCCCTTGCTCGAACAGACGATCCTGCGAATCCCGAAAAGTCTTGATTCGCTCCTGCGATTTATTCAAGACGTCCGTATAGGTCTCCGCTTTTTTAATCGCCCCATCAGCCCCTTTGTTGAATGCCTGCCACATCGAGACGCCGGCAACACTCACGCCCGCAATCGCCCCCGCAAACGGCCCACCCATAATGAAGGCCAGTTGCGACAAGTTGTTTGCCGCCCCCCGCAACCCTCCGGAAAACCCGCTAGTCCCAAAGCTGACCGCAAAGTCTTCCACACCGCGCGACAGTTCCAACAGCCCCCGCTGCGCGGTCTTCGTCGAACGATTGAAGCCCCCCACATCCCGCTTGAAGCCGTCCAACTCGCGCCGCGCAGAATTGAAGCCCTTGCCGACCCCCCGCGAGTCCACCCCCAGATCGATAACCAGATCATTTCCCAGGGATGCCATCAAATCGCTCCAAACGCCAACGCCACATTTGCCACGGTCGCCTCCACTGAGGGACCGACAGCGGTCTCTTCCGATTCCGGCTCGCCGGGCAGATAGTTCAGGTTCTCATAAATCGAGTCGACGTCGTCGCTACGCAAAATGGCGCTCAGCAACAGCATCGCAATATGTTTCATCCGCAGGTCTTCGCGCTGCTCGCCGAACGGTTCAATCGTGCTCAGTGCGCGGATCGCGTCGAATTCATAATCCGTCATCTCCTCCAACATCCGCTGCCAATCCGGACGCCCACAGTGCAGACCCAGCCTTATGGCGAATCGGGTGCGGGCGTCTCCGGCAAGTTTTTTGCCAGTTTGCTCAGATCGCGATCGACCCGCGTCAGGTCGCGGGCCGCTTCATAGATGTAGGTCAACAGCGCCGCGTCCACTTCACCCAAAGCGGCCACGTCTTCGGGCGTGAACTGCTTGCGGTCGTTTTCATCCACGACCGTTTCGGAGATCAGCTTTTCGCGATAGGACTTGGACCGTTCCGTGTCGGTCTGTCCGTCCGCCCTGTCGAAATACGCTTCGTATTCGCCTTTTTCGCGGGCACTGAGCGAACGCAGGCGAATCTGTTTCCCCGCCAGCTCGGGAAAGTCCTCGGGAATCGTCAGCAGGAGATATCGCCGCCGCGTGGCTCCTAGCAATTCTTGTCCGGTCAAGAGGTTCATCATCAGTCCTCACATCGAAAAACGTTGTGTCAGATCAGTCGTCCCGCCGCGATTCAATCGCCCGGTTCTTCGGTGGGTGCCGCAACCTCCTCAGCCGCAGCTGCGGGAGTCACCGCCACCACGGTTTGTGAGTCGTGGCGCCGCAGTCCGGTCCCCATTCCCTTGGAGAGCCGGGCATAAGCCTGTCGCGCCGCGCGGTGCTGCTCCTCGGTCATGTTGGCCATCTCGGCACAGTCGTCATCGACCGGGAGAGCCACCCCCTGCTGCACCAGGCGATAGGCGTCCGGATGCTCGATCTCGGTCCCTTCCGGAACGGTGAGAATCGCGGGGACTTTGTACGGCCGCCCCTCGGCTTTGGCCGCGATCTTGTCTTCGGCGGACCATTCGGGATTCATCCGCTCCATGTCGCGAATCAGTACACACTTCATAATTCCATCCCTGGATTGTTTGGTGTTTTTTTCGGTGGTTTGGGTTTCGAGGAAGTCGTTGACGTCGGCCCGCCATGCCGCTTAGGTCGCGAAGGTCGGGATTCCGTCCAGTTCCAGCGTGAAGGGCGCTTTGAGACCGTCCGCCAGATCGACATTCACGCCCAGCCCCACCGAGGCGGATGTGAACGCCAGCACGGTGCTGCCAGAGTCGGCAAACACAATGTTCCAGACGCAGAGCGCGGGCGTGGTGATCAAATCCGTAATCGCCTGGTGTCCGGCCAAAGCGGGATCGAAGAACAGCTCACCCGTCACGTCGCCCCCCTCGGCGCGTTCGGTCGGCTTCTTGGGAATCCCCGCACCCGAGTTGTCCAGCGTGTCCGCTTCGTAGGTCTCCCCCTTGCTCTCGGCGACTTCGAGCGAAATCACCTGAGCCACGGCGGTGAGCACCGACGAAATCGTTTGTTTGAGCACGGTGCCTTTGCAAACTACCTGGGCCATGATTCATTTCCTCACGTGTACTGAAGTTGCAGCGTCAATGTGACCACGCTGCGGAAGTTGTCGCTGTTGTCGTCGTAGGGTTCGTTCCGATTCGCGCGGTCCAGCATCAGCACCGCCTCGCAAGTCTCATCCCCCATCGATCCCGTGTAGTCGTCGATGGCCGCTTCGATCGCATCGGCCAGAGCACCCGCCGCAGAGAGGCTGGTCGCCTTGCAGTCGATGTCAAACTCCGCGAACCGCAATCCCCCCGTCCCGTCCAAACTGTTGTTGAATTCGCCGTCAATCCGCTCGGTGACCACGTGTGTCGATCCGCCGATGCTTTGCGGCGACCGCTCGCAATAAACCTTGGCTCCGCTGAGGGCGGCCACTTCGGTGATCGTGAGCAGATACGTCCGCAGCCCTTCCTCAATCATTTCTTCGCGGCCTCTTGTTGGATTTTCTGACGCACGGAATTCAGAATGGTTTTTCGCGCGTCCCCCTTGGCTTGCTGAAACGCCTTTTGCATGAAGTTGTCGCCCACCGGTTTGAGCTTGCCCGTCGATTGACCGGCCCGCTTGCCCGATTTGTGAAACCGCTCTTTGGTTCCCAGAATGAACAGATGCACGGAATTCGCACTGAGAAACCCATCGCCCTGATATTTACTGGCCCGCCCGACGGCCACGCCGACCTTGGCTTCGTGAATCCCCTTTTTCTTGCTCGGTTTGTTTCGCGTGCCGATCAGTTTTTTGATTTTGACGCCCCCGATCACGGGAGCTTGCCGCCGCGCCTCGCGGGCGATCACGGTCAGTCCGCGACCGAGCGATTGTTTAACGATCCGTTTTTGAACTTTGGTTTCCAACGCGGCGAGTTGGCGCTCCAGCTGTTTGTCTCCCTTCAAGACCGCGCTAACCACTGGTTCTCTCCGTTGCCGTCACCTCGATTTCGCGGTGCAAAAATCCTTTGTCGATCACGTGTTCGATTTGGAAGTAGCGGGCGGTCCCCAAGTCGGTCAGTTTGATTCGCATCTGCGGCGTGATTTTGCGGGTGAGGTTGTCGGCCCAATAGGTAAAGCGATAGCGTCCCACTCCGCGATTCTGATCGTTGACGTTCCCTTCGGATCCTCCCAACGGCTCAATCAGCTTGGCCCGCCGCGCGGCGTAGCTGGTCCAGTTGTCATCATCCGTCAAATCAATCTGCCCAAACCCATCCACCCCCGAAGTCACCGGCTGCTGAATCACGGTCCGCGTGCGCCGTCCGCTGCGACCGCAACCCGTTCGTTTGCATCCGCACTTCACGACAAAAACTCCCAAACCCGCGAATCCCGCACGACATACCGCGCCATCAACGACAGACTCCGCTCGATGGCGGCTTCGTTGTCCCCCGCACAGCCCCCGTCCCGGTTGCCGTAGAGGTGACCCACGTAGGCGATGATCGCGTCTTTGATCGAGGCGGGCACATTCGCCGCCGAGTCTCCATGTCCGGCCACGTAGGTGACCGTGATTGTGTTTTCTTGCGACCGCACGAGCGGCCACGTCACGTTGTAGGCGGGGATCACCCGCCCGGGACGCGTGTTCGCGTCGACTGTGTATTGATTACTGGCGAGCGTTTGACTGTCGCCGTTGCCGTCCAGATAAGTGATGCTGGTCACAGACTGCAGCGGCCAGCGGGGCAACCAAAACTCCGCCGGCCAACCCCAGTCCAATTTCGTCGTCAATGTTTGCGTGTTGAACGCAGTCCACGAGCGGTCTTCGAGTGTCTCCCGCGCGGTGGTGATCTGACGCGAAAGCAGTTGGTCATCGGCGCTATCGTCGATCACCAACGCCTCTTTGACGTCGCTGACGGTCACCGGCTCAGTCGTCGGCCCCGTTGTCACCACCGTGGAAGTCATCGTTTGGCCACTTTCTTCCGCCGGGTCTTCGCTTTCGGCTCCTGCGTCGGCTGGTCCGCCACGGGCGGTTGGTCCGCCGAGGGCGGTTGGTCGGCTCCCTTCAGAGAGTCAAACCCGCCCACGCGGGTCGCCTTGGCGATGCCCCGTTTGATCAACAGCCGGGCCGCGCCCCGGGGATGGTCCCAGACCTCCCCCGGTTTCCGGCCGTGCCACGGCTTCACGCATTCCAAAAACATAAGCTCAATCCTTGTGACGCCTTCAGGGCGTAACTGCCTCTAAGTCGACTGCCGACCCGCTTACTTGCGGAGCAAACCGTTGCAACCGGCATCCGCCACGCTGAGCGGACCTTCGCCGCCACGCGACAGCCGGGCACTGATCGCCACAAAGGCCCCGGCAGTACCGTTGCCCACGGTGCCCACCACGTCCAGATACCGCTTGCGTCCCCGCAAATCGATCTGGAACACGTGGAAGCCGTTGTCGTCCGTGGCGCTGGGCAGTGCCGACGTGTTGCCGTCGACGTCCTCCGAGGTGCCGAAGACGAGACCGGTCACGTCCGCGAATCCCGAACCAGACGTGTCCGATTCCTGGACCTTCAGTGCGGTCATGGCGATGTCGGTTGCCCCCAGGTAGACCTGGATCTCGCAATAGTCCCAGTCCTTCGTGTCGATTTCGGACGTGGTCAACGAGGCGTTGTCCACAATCGCTGCGGGCGGAGTCACACTCACGTGCTTCGCCATCTGTGCAGGAATCATATTTCTCTTCTCCCGTGCAAAATCGCACGGGAAGCCGCTCGCCGAGCCGACTTCCCGCGCTTGTAAAAAGCGTGTGGAAAATCAGCCAGGCTCAGGAGCTGGGCGTGGAGAGTCCGATGATCGGTCCGGCTGCCGAGGAGGTTCCCCGCTCGTGAACGTTCACGTCGAACCGCTGCGTTCCGAAAATACCGATCTGGTCGTATTCGATGTACCGCTCTTCGGTCACGCGAATCGTGATCCCGCGTCGGCGTCCGATCGCGGCCGCCATCGACAGGTTGCCGAAGTAGCAGAGACCGTCCGTGCTGGTCTGATCGGTGAGCGTGCTGTTCATCACGTTGACGAACACCACCGGATATCCCAAAAACATCCGCATGTTGGGACCGGCCGCAATCGTCTCGGTGGTGTTGCCGCCCGCCGCATCGGCCAAACGGGCCATCGAAGCGGCCCAGCCCGCGCGGTGGATATACCACTTCGCATTGCCGTTGTCCGCATAGCTGGGCAGCTTGCCCACCATGCTCTCAAACGTGTCGATGATCAAATCGCTGAACGCGATGTCGGCGGTCGGCGCGGTCACCTTGGACCCCGCGTTCAGGCCGTGCTTCAGTCCGGTCATGCCGCCATAGGTGCTCGTCCCGTCGCCGTTGAAGAGGCACTCGTCCTCTTTGTCGGCAAACGCATAAGCGATGTGCATCGTGATCATATCGCCGATGTCGATGTAGGCGTCTTCGCTGATCTCGGTCGACGCCAGCACGAGCGCGGCCAGTTTCTTGGCCGTCAACTGAATGTTGTCGTGCTTGATGTCCGATCCGGTGATCGCATCGTTTT